CTAGCAATATAAGCAACAGGCGATAAGTTCAATGAAAGAAATATTGCCGCTCCTAATGGGCCGGCACTTCCTACTAATCCTGACAGAAAACCAACCAGTGCACCACCACAAACCATGGATATATTTCCAGGCTTAAACTGTATAAGTCTATAATACTTTAGCAAAACAAATACAACTATTGAACCACCTATAATACGTGCTACAACATCCTTTGGGACAATAGCAAAGAACCATGCTCCAATTATTGCCATAGGGATTGCTCCTACAATAAATATAGCTACTTGTTTCCACTTAATCTGCCTATATCCTATGGAAACCCTTGAAAGGTTTCCGATTAGCTGAGCCAATGTCAAAACGGGAACTGCCATGGTTGTGCCTATTGTGCGGGACAACAGAGGCAAAAGAAGTAATGCCCCTCCAAAACCTGCTGTCCCAGATATAGCAGCAGCGATAAAGCTGCCTATAAAAATAAGCAAAAGGTTTGTTATACTTATTGCGACCAAATTATCACCTTCCAAATATCTTCAAAACTATCCAAACTGCAAACAAAAACCATAGTAGAATAACTACTGCTGCTTCAATCATATTTTTCGTCTTACCATTCTTAAAGCATCTTCTGCCTGAGTTCTGCATTCATCTATTTTGTCTTTTGAAATAAGCTTGATTGTAAATAAAATACCAAAAGCCACTAAAACAAGATCATCAAGTCTCTTAAAACAACAGCTATTTTGGTATTTTAGCCATACACTTAATTATATTGCTTATTAATCATATCTTCCACATATTTTTTCTTCTGAGATATATGAAATGTGATCAAACAAAAAAAGTCCGCAAAATTGACATTTCTGTCAACATTGCGGCTCATCTTAACTTTTATATATCCCAGTCCAAGTTCAAACCGTCCTTGAAAGTAAAGGTTATCTGCTTCTCTGAATGCACCGTTACCTTATCTATCGTGGCTTTCCAAAGCTCCTCGTCAAAATCCGCTAGAAGCTTATCACTCTGCTTCAGCATGCCAATGAAAGCACCCATACTTTCTCTCTTAGCGATGCGTTCCAAACGCTTGTCGCTTATCTTTGCAAGGCCGCTGTTGGCAGTCTCATAGCGTTTCACTAGTGCTGTATACCGCTGTTGGTACTCCTGCTGTTCAAGTGCTGAATGAGCGTTTTCCTCCACACACTTTCTAAGGAGTTCTGCCACAACCTCACATTCACTCTGAAGCCCGGCACATTCCTTGTCAAGCTCGGTAGTGTCGGTTAATGCATGAATTATTTCTTCATAGCCCTGCAGAATCTCATCCTTATTATTGATAATACTGTTGAAAGCTTCTACAAATGCCTCTTTTATTGCGTTTTCATAAAGGTGAGGTGTATTGCACCTCCTATCATTTTTAAATTTGTGATTGCACTGCCATATTGTACGGCGGTATTTGCTGGTGGAATGCCATACCTTGCTACCATAGAAGCTTTCACACTCACCACATACAATTTTCCCAGAAAAACACCCACCTCCAGTCTTATAGCCTTTTACATCCTTGCGCTTTTTCAGTTCATGCTGGACAAGGTCGAATACCTCTGGAGCAATAATCGCAGGATGGCTGTTTTCAACGTAATACTGTGGAACTTCACCTTCGTTTATCTTCTTTTTCTTCGTAAGAAAGTCAACGGTAAAAGTCTTCTGAAGAATAGCATCACCTTTATATTTCTCGTTTCGAAGTATGCTCAACACTGTGCTGGGCTGCCACTTGTTCTTGCCGGCAGGAGTTGGGATTCCACTTTCCGTCAAATACCTTGCTATACCCGGAGTTGTTTTTCCCTCAAGGAAGAGCTTGTAAATCATTCTTATAACCGCCGCTTCTTTTTCTACGATTTTGGGTAACCCATCTTCACCTTTTTCATAGCCGAGGAACTGTCCGTAAGGTATGCTGACCTTTCCATCAGCAAAGCGTTTTCTTTGCCCCCATGTCACATTCTCAGATATGCTCCTGCTCTCTTCCTGTGCCAAGCTGGACATAATGGTTATAAGCAGCTCACCCTTGCTGTCCAGGGTGTAGATGTTTTCTTTTTCAAAATATACCTCAACGCCTTTTTCCTTAAACTGTCGGACGGTGGTGAGTGTATCTACGGTATTTCTTGCAAATCTGCTCACCGACTTGGTGATTATCAGGTCAATTTTACCACTCAAGGCATCGGAAATCATTCTGTTAAAGCCATCCCGTTTTTTAGTGCTGGTTGCTGAAATCCCTTCATCGGTATAGACCTCGACAAACTCCCAAGCCGGATTTGACTTTATATGCTTTGTATAATAATCAACCTGAGCCTCATAGCTTGATAGCTGCTCATCATTATCCGTAGAAACCCTTGCATATGCAGCTACTCTTTTTAAAGCTGCATTTACCGCAGCGGCTGGCGCAAAGCGTCCGGTTGTTGCCGGAATGACCGTTATTGCTCTTGCGGCAGGCATTGTACGTTCCTCCCTTCCACACGCTTCCAATTGCGTTCCCTTACTTGCTGGCGAGTCTCCTCAGTCCAGCTTTCGCTTCGTGATTTATACTTCCATTCCCTCTGGACGGTCCGGCCATCCATAAAAACAAATACCAGAGTGTTATCCTCCGGCACCTGTATTTCCTTTATGTTCAGTTTAAAGAGCTTCTCGTCAAACTCTGAAATTCCCAAAACCTCAGTGACCAGAGAGATTAGAACCTTCTCTGGTATTTGTTTCGCTCCACATCTTTCCTTTCCAAAGCAGTTATATGTGGAGCATATCCATACTTCTTTCTGATATTTCGTGCCAGCATTATTGAGTTTTCTATGATAGAAAGCTCCGCATCGGCCGCAGACAATCCTTCCTGTAAAAGGATAAACATTTGTAGTGGCGGTTCCAGCTTTAAACTTTGCTGTACGACTTTGAAATTCTTCCTTTACCTGATTAAAGACCTCCCTGTCGATAATTGCCTCGTGGTTGTCACTGACATAGTATCTTGGGAGCTTGCCATCATTTAATCGAGTCCGTTTTTCAAGATGGTCGGATATGTATTTCTTTTGAAGCAGTAGGTCTCCTGCATATTTTTCGTTTAGCAATATTTCTTTGATTTTGCAACTATCCCATTCTTTATGGTTCTTCGTCCTTAGTCCAAGTGAATTTAATTTTTTGGCAATAGCAAGCCTGCCCATTCCCGATAGAAAATCACTAAAAATCAGGCGGACAACTTCCGCTTCCTTCGGGTTTATTTCAAACTTACCCTTTGATATTGTATAGCCATATACATCAAGTGTATTTGGGATTCCGTTCTTAAACTTGTTTCTGATCCTCCATTTGCAGTTTTCACTAACCGAGTGGCTTTCCTCCTGCGCAAAAGAAGCGAGGATGGTAAGCATCAGCTCGCCATCCCCGCTCATAGAGTGTATATTTTCTTTTTCAAAAAACACATCAACATTCAGACTCTTTAGTTCTCGTACCGATTCCAGCATGGTTACCGTATTTCTTGCAAACCGTGAAATTGACTTTGTAATAATCATGTCTATTTTACCATTTCTGCAATCTGCCAAAAGCCTTTGAAATTCCGTTCTGTTTTCTTTTGTTCCGGTTATGGCTTCATCTGCATAAACTCCTGCATACTCCCAGCCGTGATGCTTTTGTATGAATTCACTGTAATAGCTGATTTGCGATGACAGCGAGTGAAGCATCGCATCCTTGCCAGTAGATACTCTGGCATAGGCGGCAACCCGTTTTTTTACTGGCAGCTTTGCTGCTAAAGGCTCTATTTTTCTTATGCTTCGTGTCATGAAATCACCCCCTTCAACTACCAATGTTAGCTCTGATTTTGATACAAAGCAAGTCAATTATGCTTCACAGACCGCCAAATACAGGCTTATACCTGACCCTGAGCATTCTTTCAATCTTACTATATTCACGCTCACATATAAGCCTGTCGGAGAGCATGGCTTTTGCAATCGCAATAGACACCCTGTAGTTCCTTTCACGTTCAAATTGCTCTTGAGTCATGCTCATCCCCCGCTTTCCCGAAACGGTTAGCTATATAGCAGGCATGCCCGCAGAACCTCCGTTTCCGGTTGCCATAACTTTCAAAAACCCTGCCGCACTCTGCACAGGTGAGAGTATACCAGGCTTTTTTTACAAGCTGTCCTTCATTAGCCTTCCACCAGGCACGGCGGCATTCATCGCTACAGAATTTTTTATACTGTCCTTTTTTCCCTTGTGTTAAGAGTTTGCTACATTGCTTGCATATACTTTGTATTTCTTTTACAGCCGGTCTGCTGACTTTTACAGTAGTGAGATTGTTTCGTCTACAATATGACTTTACGGTGTTTTCAGAAATACAGAGAGCCGTTGCAATTTGTAGGTAGCTCTGTCCTTCGATTCTCATTTGCTGTATTTTTTGCTTCTGGTCATTAGTCATCTTTCTTACCTCCACAAATCAGAAAAAGAAGGCATCACGCCTTCTCATCCGGTTTTTTGTATAAAAAAAGAAAGGTTTATTTAGTGCAAACCTCTCTTAATAGCTCTTAAATATTATATTTATATTCACTCTTTATTGTTGTTTTTTCTAGGGCCATCCTTATCTTTCGAGTCACACTTCAGCACCAACTTTGCAGTTTTAATCCCGTCAAGCAGGCCGTCACGGTAAAGGCAGTCCCGCATTATGGCCTCCTGGGAGCTCATGGTGGCCTCATACTCAACAAACAGGTCCTGCTGTTCATCCGTCAGCGTGGGCATCAGCTTGAGCTGCAATTCATAGGCCTTGTCTTTTAACTTGATATACTCACTGTTGTTTTTTGATTTTGAATGGCTGAGCTCTTCAACCCTTCTTTGAACAAACTCGTCAAGGTGCTTTTTCAGTCCTCCCGGCATTGCATCTAACCTCCGTTCCTTTTGGACCCGGTGACAGGCTCCCTATTCTCTTCAATCCTGCTTACCACCAAGCGCCCGTACTCTTCCTCAACCGTAACCTTTTCACCCACCTTGAAGCCCAAGCCCTCAAGCCACCTGCCATGGAGCCGTATTGTCGGAGCATCCTTGTAATTATAGGTTGACTGCCCTACTACCGTCAATGTCCTATTGGTCATTGAAACCAGTCTCCCTTCTCATCAAGCATGATCAGGCTGTGAAGCCTGAACCCATCCTTCATACCCTGAAGGTACATGATTTCCGCTATGGCGTTTTCCATCTCACCCAGCATTGAGCTCAGCCTGTCAAAAAGAATGTCAAACTCGCTGGTGTCTCCCGAGTGAACGCAGGTTATGATTCTTTCCTCCTGCGTTTCGATTTCTGAATTAATCTGGTTATACTCACCGTCAGCTAAAAGGCATTTGTCCAGGTCTGCCGTGACCTGCCCCGAGATAAATTCCCTAAAGGCTTCCATAAAGCCCTTTGAAGTGTTTTGCATGTTACAAGACCCCTTTCATATTTTTATGAAGGGAAAGAAACAAGGCGCACTGCAGGATTGATAGTAACCCCACACTGCGCCTGTATGTATCATTGTGAAAACAATCAGAATAAAGTATAATATTTACAGGGTCGCTGTGGCAGCATTACGCTGTCGGTGTAGGTAGTTGAGTTACCTGCATCAGTTTCCGGGTGTTGGTAGCACCCGGAAACCATGGCGGCCTTATTAAATTTCCTTCATGCACATGTTACCTCTGAATGCCATGAATTGCAAGTATTCCAGCTTATTAATCAAAAATCAAAAGCTGTCCTTGCTTGTTGGATTGTTGAAAAATGCGAAGGCTGTAAGCACGGCAAATATCAAGGCTGTAAGCTCCTTGAAGCTATCCTCTGTCAAGCCTATGGGAGTAAGCAGCCCATAGTTTTTGAGCAGAAACAGAATCAGCGCCGCCACGGCACTCCATGCGACCGGGCTTCTCCATCTTGATTGGCTCATTATGAAATTCCTCCCTTCATTAAT